GAGGACACTGAAGGGGAGGCCGAAGGCGGTCTGAAGCCTGACACGCTGGTCACCGTCAAGATCGACGGCAAGACGCAGCAGGTCACGCTGAAGGAGGCGCTGGACGGCTACCAGAGGCAGTCCGATTATTCGCGGAAGATGCAGCGGCTTCGTGACGAGGCTGTGGCATTCCAAGCGGATCGCCAGCAAGTGGAAGTGGAGAGGGCGCAGTACGGCCAACTTCTCGGGGCTCTAAGACAGCAGCTGGAGCAGTTCCAGCCGCAGGAGCCGAACTGGGAACAGCTGCACCGCGAAGACCCGCTCAACTTCCCGATCGTTGAGAAGCAGTGGCGCGACTACAAGGACCGCCTGGCCGCGACGAGAGCCGAACAGGAACGTCTGGCCGCAATTGCATCTCAGCAGGAGCAAGTAGCACTGCGGCAGCAGGTCGAAGAGGGGCGGCAGTTCCTCCTCGAGAAGATGCCGGAGTGGAAGGACGCAGCGAAGTGGGACGCGGCGCGCAGCAACCTTCGTGAGTATGGCCGCACGGTCGGCTACTCGGACGAAGAACTGGCGCAGGCGTATGACCCGCGAGCGGTCCTGGTGCTTGAAAAGGCGCGTCGATACGACGCCCTCATCGCCAACCGGCCCAAGCCTACGCAGGCGCAGGGACCGAAGCCGATGCGGGCCGGATCGAATGCCGCTTCTCCGAAGCAGGCGACCGACGTTCAGCGAATGAGACAGCGTCTCAAAGCAACGGGCCGCGCGGACGACGCCGCGAGGCTTTTCGGTCTACTCGATCAGAGGAAATAACCCATGCCCTCCGTTAGCAAGGCAACGACCTACGACAACGTCAACGCGATCCGCGAAGACCTGTCCAACATCATCTACGACATCTCGCCGGTCGACACCCCGCTGATGTCGAACATTGGCCGCGACACCGCGGACAACACCTACTTCGAGTGGCAGACTGACCAGCTGGCCGGCGCTGACACCACGAACGCGGTGATTGAAGGCGCCGACGCTGGCGACGCCGACTTCACGGCGACTGTCCGCGTGGCCAACTACACGCAGATCTCGCGCAAGGTGATCTCTGTCTCCGGCACGGCCGACGCGGTGAACACCGCCGGCATGCGCACGCTGATGGCCTACGAGACGGCCAAGAAGGCGAAGGAACTGAAGCGCGATATGGAGGCCATCCTCCTTAGCAACCAGGCTGGTGTGGCCGGTAACAACTCCACTGCGCGTAAGACCGCCGGCCTGCCGACCTGGCTGCTGTACAACTACCAGGCCAATGCGGCGACCGTGTCCGCCATGTCTGGCGCGAATGGTAACGGCTACCCGTCCACCGCCTGGACCGGCCTCTCGACCTCGACCGACGTCGCCCTGACGGAAGGCATGCTCAAGACGGCCATCCAGCAGGTCTGGACCGAGGGTGGCGACCCGAAGGTGTTCATGGTGAACGCCTACAACAAGACGGTCGCCTCCGGCTTCGTCGGCATCGCGCCGAACCGCGTCACCTACAACCAGGTGAAGCCGGTGGCGATCGTGGCGACGGCGGACGTGTACCTCTCCGACTTCGGTGAGGTGGCCATCGTCCCGAACCGCTTCCAGCCGGGCAACTTCGCCTTCGTGCTGGACCCGGAGTACGCGTCTGTGTCCTATCTGCGTCCGTTCCGCACCTTCGATATCGCGAAGACGGGCGACAGCGACAAGAAGGAGATGGTCGTCGAATATGGCCTGCGTGTCCGCTCGCAGCGCGCGCATGCCGTGATCGCCAATCTGATCCCTTCGTGAGTAAAGAGGGAGGCGCCTTCGGGCGCCTCCCCGATTGCGCGGAGAACGCAAATGACTGTCGATGAGCGCATAGCAAAGTACACGCTGCCGGAGCCGAATAGCGGCTGTTGGCTGTGGACAGGGGCGTGCGCCGCTGATGGTTATCCGCGCATTACCGTTGGAAGCCTTACGGACGGGACAAAGAAGTCTGTCCGCGTCACGCGACTTGTGTGCGAGAGAGCGCATAGCCTGCCCGAAGGGGCACAGGCGCTACACAGGTGCGACAACCCGATTTGCGTGAACCCCGAGCATCTGTACCCCGGCAACCCGAAGCAGAACACCAAGGACTGCATCGACCGCGGAAGGCGGACACAGATCAAGCCCGGTTCTTTGAACCACAGGGCAAAACTCACTGAGGACGAAGCCAGGGCAATCCGCGCCAGCAATCGCAAAGGCGTGGAGTTGGCCGAGACGTATGGCGTGAGCCAAGCCACTGTCTCCTTGATCCGCTCTGGCAAGCATTGGAGACACGTTTGATGGCTGACGAATACGCTCCTGCGTCGTTCAATCTCTCCTACGACAGCCTGACCGGCACGCTGCAGAAGATGCACATCACGCCGGATCAGAAGCTGATCTTTGAGACGACGTGCAACATCGACTCGATTGCCGAGCGCGCACGGGCCGAGATGAACGAGACGTCCCGCACCCAGCGGAGCGGGGACATGGTCAAGGTCGCAAGCCTGCCCATGATGGTCTACCTGGATTTGAAGCAGAAGGGCATCCTCGACGATCGGGCCGCCATGCGTAAGTGGCTGGCGAGCGACGAGGCGCGTCCATTCAGAACTCACTGGATGAAAAGCTGATGTCGCAGATCACGAACTACGCCACGCTGCAGAGCGCCATCGCGGACTATCTGAACCGCCAGGATCTGGTCGCCCAGATCCCGCTTTTCATTCAGTTCGTCGAAGCGGATCTGAACACGCGCCTGCGCTGCCGGGAGCAGATCATCCGGGCCGAGGCGCTTAGTGATGCCGAGTTCGTGCAACTGCCGGGCGATTGGCTCGAGGCGGTCAACCTGCAGATCGTGGACGGGACGAGCCCGCTGCGGTTTGTCACGCTGGACGAAGCGGACATCATCGTGAAGGAGCAGCGGTACGACAGGGTCGTCGCCTACTCCCTCATGAACGGCGCGATCGAGCTCGTCCCGCCGCCGACCGACGACGTCGAAATCGAGATGGTCTATTACGGCAAGATCCCGGCCCTCTCCAACGCCAACACGACCAACTGGCTGCTGTCGAAGGCGCCCGACGTCTACCTCTACGGCGCGCTGACGCACGCGGCGCCGTTTCTGGTGGACGACCAGCGCATTGCTGTGTTTGGTTCCTTCTACGGCCAGCGTGTCCAGGCGTTGAATGATGAGGCTCAGAAGTCACTGACCAGCGGCTCCCCGCTGGTGGCTCGCACCAGGAGGTTCTACTAATGTCCGGGCTTTCCAATTACGGCGAAAACCTTGTTCTGACGTGGCTGCTGACCAACGGCAGCGCCACTCGTCCCACCTCCTGGTTCATCGCGCTCTACACGGTGGCGCCCGGTGAGGGTGGCGGTGGCACCGAGGTGTCGGGCGGCTCCTACGCGCGCCAGGCGGTGACGTTCACTGTCTCCGGCACGGCGCCGACCGAGGCCAGCAACAGCGTGGCGGTGGAGTTTCCGACCGCGACGGCCAACTGGGGCACGGTGGTGGCTGCGGCGATCTTCGACGCGTCGACGTCGGGCAACATGCTCGCCTACGCCAACCTCACCACCTCCAAGACGATCGACAGCGGCGACGTTCTGCGCTTCAACGCCGGCTCTCTCGACGTGACGCTGGACTGATAGATGGCCGACTACGGCGTAGCAGACTACGGCGAGGGGCTATACGGCGCGGGGTACGTCCTCGACGCCAGCGCCACCTTCGCGTGTTCGTCTGCTGCGTCGTTTGCCGCGGTAAAGCGGGCCAGCGCGGCGGCTACGGCTGCCGCGTCGTCCGACATGGTGGCCGGCGGGACGCGGGTGCGTTTCGCGGCCTTCCTCGACTCCATCACCTCCTCGATGATGGCCGCCGCGGCCAATACCGAGCTCGCGGCGGCGACCATCAGCCTGGTGTCCGACATGGACGCCGCCGGTCAGAGCGTGCGCGGGGCCTCTGAGACGATTGCCGTGGCCTCTGGGGCCGCGTTCAACGGCCAGAGAGTGCGCCAGGTGGCTGCGACGGCGGCCAGCACGTCGGACGCTGCGGCGGACGGCTACGTCGCCTTCCTCTCCGACGCCACCTTCACCCTGACCGCCGCCATGGCGGTGGACGGCCAGAGGGTGCGCCTGGGGGCGGAGATGATCGCCGCGCAGTCGGGGATGGTTTCGTCTGGAAACGCCACCTTCAGCGCGGTAGAAAGGATTGAGCTTGTCTCCTCCTTCACCGCCCAGGTGCGGCGGGTGCGCTTCGCCACCGAGGCGATTGTCGTGACGTCGGGGATGGCGGCAAGCGCGAGATTTCTGTGGGAGCCCGAGCCTGTGGCCCCCGAGACTTGGGTTCCGGTCCCTGTGGCCGGCGAGACGTGGACGCCTAAGCCGACGCCTGCCCAGGCGTGGGACAAGCTGAACTAGGAGGCGCGGATGCCTGATAGCTTTACGACGAACCTCAACCTGACGAAGCCGGAGGTCGGCGCTTCGCGGGACACCTGGGGCGGAAAGCTGAACACCGACCTCGACACGATCGACGCGCTGTTTGCTGCGGCGGGCAATGGCACGTCGGTCGGTCTGAACGTCGGGTCTGGGAAGACGCTGTCGGTGGCCGGGACGCTGACGGCGTCGGGCACGGTCACGCTGCCGGCTGCGGCGACTGCGGGCGGCGCGACGATCGTCAGCACCACCGGCACGCAGACGCTGACGAACAAGACGCTGACGAACCCGGCGATCAACGGCTTCACGGGCGACAACTCGATCGTGAACCTTGGCAGCGGGCAGTTCTACAAGGACGCCAGCGGCAACGTCGGCATCGGTACATCTGCGCCTGGGGTAGCCCTTGATGTGTCGGGCACCAGCTTCGTCCGGAACACTCGCTTTGGCAGCACGACGGGATTCGTTGGTCGGCGCGCTAACGGGACGGCGGCAAGCCCGACTACTGTGCTAAATAACGACAATCAAATCCTTCGTTTTGATTTTTACGACGGCACTACATACCTTCCTGGCGCAGGTATCTTTGCCGAGGTTGATGGCACCCCTGGCACCAACGACATGCCGGGGCGGTTGATCTTCTCCACCACCGCTGATGGTGCGGCTTCGATGACTGAGCGCATGCGGATCGCCGCTGACGGCAACGTCGGCATCGGCACTGCGTCTCCAGGTGAAAGGCTGTCTATTGCTGGGGCGGCGAATGTTTATGCATCTTTACTGTCCACTGGTGGCGTAAAAACACAACTAAATGCGGCAGATGCGACAGGTGCCGGTGCTATTGGGACCGTCACAAATCACCCATTCCGCCTAGAAACCAACAACACCGAGCGCATGCGGATCACCGCTGCTGGCGACGTAGGCATCGGTACGTCGTCGCCTGCCAAGAAACTCTCGATTAGCATTGGCGATGTCAACGATGGGATCCAGATTGTCAGTCCTGGGGCCGGGTCAGGCGGCGTGCCTGTGTTTGAGGGTGTCGGCTATCGCGAAGACGCGAACCAATCGTTCGGTACCCGGTTCGCGGCGGCGTTTCGGCGCGCTGATGGGACAGCCATCGCGTCCGGCGTAAGGGTTGGCAACGTACTTTTTGGCGGCCAGTGGGGAACTGACACCACATATCAGCCAAGTAAAGTCCGGTATGCCGCTTCTATCACTGGCGTTGCGGAAGGCAGCTTTACGTCTGCAACCGCTATGCCCACAGCAATCGCGTTTCATACCGGCAGCACCGGGGAAGATGCGTACAGCGTCAATACTTCCTATGGCTCCGAGCGCATGCGGATCGACGCCAGCGGGAACGTCGGCATCGGCACTACAGTCCCCACAGCGCCTCTCGATGTAAACGGCAATGTCGCTATCACCGGCACGGCTCGCCGCATCACGGGCGACTTCAGCAACGCGACGATTGCGAACCGCGTGGCGTTTCAGACCAGCACGGCCAACGCCTCTACGTCCTTTTCGGTCATACCGAACGGCACCAACACTCAGTCCGACTTCTTCGCTTTCAACTCGTCTGATCCCAACAATGCCTCCGTGATGGTGCTGCGCGTTGGAACAACAGAGGCATCTGTCCGCTCTGGGGCGCTTGGCACAGGCACCTTGCTGCCGATGACATTCCATACCGGCGCGTCCGAGCGCATGCGGATCACCTCTGATGGAGAAGTCTACATCGCCGGGACGACTGACCAGGGCGCTTTTAATCTTCAAGTCAACGGCACGGGCGTGTGGGGCGCAGGCGCTTACACCAACGGCTCCGACGCGCGCATTAAGGACGACATTTCCCCCATCGCTTCTGGCCTAGATGTCGTTGCCAAGCTTCGGCCCGTGCAGTTCCGCTACAAGGAAAGCTGGTCGAAGGATCGTTTCCTTCAGCCGGGCTTCATCGCCCAGGAACTGCAAGAGGCGCTGGCCGACCAACCTTACGTAGAAGGCGTCGTGCATCAAGGACCGGAGTACATGAGCGTGTCGTATCAGACGCTCATCCCGGTGCTGACCAAGGCCGTTCAAGAACTCACCGCGAAACTGGAAGCCGCAGAGGCCCGCATCGCCAACCTGGAGAACCGCTAATGCCTACCTACACCTGGGTGATCGAGCAGCTTGATTGCTACCCGCAGCGCGACGGCCAGCCGGATGTCGTGTTCACGGTTCACTGGCGCATCAATGCGGCGGACGGCGACTACACCGCTACCGCCTACGGCACTGTTGGCCTCACCTACGACGCGAAGGCGGGGTTCACGCCCTACGCCGACCTAACGCAGCAGCAGGTGGTCGGCTGGGTGCAGGGCGCTCTCGGGTCGGAGCAGGCCGCGCAGATCGAAGCCGCGCTGGCGGCCAACATCGCCGCGCAGATCAACCCGCCGGTCGTCGCGCCGCCGCTGCCGTGGGCGCCCGCCTAGGTGGCCCAAGACCTCTACAACATCCTTGTCGGGGTCTGCGGTGCGGCGATAGGCTGGCTGCTGAAGGTCATCTGGGAGAGCGTTCGCGCTCTCCAAGCCGATATGCGGGAAATCGAAAAGGAGCTCGGCACGAAGTTCGTTGGCAAGGACGACTATCGGGCAGACGTGCAGGAACTGAAGGACATGGTGCGGGCGATCTTTGAGCGCCTTGAGCGGAAGGCCGACAAGTGATGCAGGCGGTACAGCGGCACAT